CTTTGCATAAAGTAATACCCAAAGGTATAAGTATCCTGATCATCGGGCGTAGGCCAGAGATGAATAGTTATACCTGTGGGTTTTCTTTCAACGTAGTATTGCAAGGGCTTGCTTTGAGTGAGCTTGTTAGATAGCTGTGAATAGTCACTAACCGATATTCTAGTCATTGATTGATCGAACTGGCTTGTGGTATCTCCTGCATTGGTTCTCACGAATGCCTCCACTATGTCTAACACATCTGCACTTAAAGAATATGCGCTAGTGCCAGCAGTCAAAGCTTGAGTTGCATCCCTTACAGTCCACAAGTTAAGGCCACGGTTCTGCCATTCAAGCATAAGAAGATTTAAGCTTCTTCTCGCTGTCCTGTAATCGTATCCGCTTCTAAGCTCTCTACCTGCTCTTTCAAATGCTTCTTCCATTGCATCCGCAAGATCGAGGTTAAATGTATATGTGCCGCTAGTTGCCATCTACTTTTTCCTTTTCCTCTTTCTTTTTTTAGCAGGAGAACTTTTAATTTGTTTTCCCATTTGCGCCCGACTAATAGCCATCAGCCTCTACCAAACTTTTGTTTTTGTGACTTGGGTGGGCTTTTCTTGCTACCACCTTTGCCAGCCCAAAAAACTTTGTTCGCCCAGTAAGCCGCAGATGTTTTACCTTTCTTGATGTTCTTAGCATGTCTAGATTTAAAACTTTTCCTAGCTTCAGCAGAATAGTTGTGACCCATCTTTTGATCACCAAACCGTATGATCTTAACTTTGCCTTTGTCCCTAACAGCAACCACGCCTTTTTTGCTTGGATGGCTAGGGGTTCGTTTAGGCTTGTTAAGACCTTTAAGTCCTACCTTTTTCAGCCTATTCTTTTCCGCATCAGTCAAACTCACTTTCTGTGCCTCGCTGTTTTTTTAGCTACCCTCTTTGGTTGAGAAGAATGTTGTTTCCCTTTCTTGGTGTCCTTTCTTTTCTTCCTGGTAGTGGCGGCATATTCTTTAGCGGATAAGGACTTGATGGCTTTTTCTGGAAGATACCTCTCGCCAGTAGCCTTTGGGCCTTGCGTTGATGGTTTACCTGATTTGGTGCGCCATTTCTGCTGAGTCCATTTCTTTAGACTCTTTTGAGACTTTTTTAAAGCCATCAGTTCTTATATCCACCGCCAGCTTTTTTATAAGCGGATGCCAGCATTTGTGCTTTTCTCGCACTCCATTGTCCAGGCTTGCCGCCCTTTCCACCTGCCTTTATGCGATTAAAAATACGCTTTCTAAGACTAGGCTTAGTGTAATTGCCAGCTTCATTAACTCTGCTTTTAGCTTTAGGTTTTGACTTAGGTTTAGCTTTCTTCTTCACTGCCATTATGCATAACTCTTCGATACTTGAATGATTATGTTGTAAACATCATTGTTGCTTGCACCGACAGTGCTAAACAAAATGTCTCCCGTTTTCCCAGAACCTGAGTTATTGGGGATGCTAGTAAAATCAGTAAAGTCTAAGGTGTCAGACCAATCGGCATTTAACTGCCAAGCAAGTACATCAGTGCTGGCATCAAAAAATATTTTTACGCCCATCCCGATAGTAGAATAGTAAATTTTTTGAATACCCACCGAAGTACAAGCCGCGCTAGTCATAGGGTCAGGAGCCAAGGAAGAAGCATCAATTTTGACTACTGACGTTTCTCCTGTTCCATCGCTGACATTTGTAAACCTGAAGATAGCAGTTTTGCCGTCATCTTGAATTGTTTGAGTAGCTACAGCATCAGCCATGTTTACCCCCTATTTAAGATGCGTCAGAGGAACTACTAATTCCAAAGAACTTCAGAACGATAACTGTGTCGCTGCCAGGATCACCTGAAACAACAAGCTCTACTTCGTCACCAACTAATCCGCTGGCTCCTGTTGTGAATCCAGACATACCTAACACACCATTGCATCCAAAGAATCCTTTGAATCCTGTTGTGTTGAGAGCCGCAGATATTCCATCTACATATCCATCAGTGTCAGCGTCCGTACCTATGTCATTTAAGTTAACAGCGTTAGTAGAGGCTGTGGTCACAGCAACTGTCACACCCATAGGAATAAAGTTTGCTGGGATACCAACTGCTGACTCTTTACCGGTAGTGTCACCGTTAGCAACGGTTATGGTTGCTTCGTAAGTTTGAAGCGTCATGGTGCTTGTTACGCCACCAGTAGCAGAACTTTTTACAATATTTTGAAACCCATTTTCTGAACGAACTGGGCCGTTAAACGTAGTATTAGCCATTTTATTCTCCTGTCTTGGCTAGTGTCTAATGTTCCACATGGAACGATTAGTCAGGATGAAAAACAAAAGGGGTGGCCGTTGGGACATACGAACCACCCCAAGTGCTTTAACTTGAACCTGGAGATCCGTAGATTCCCAGAGGATCAGATACTCCAAATGAGTAACGCTCTCTAGCTTTGTAGCGAACATTACCAGTATCGAAGTCACCATCCATTGATGTCTCAAGTGCTGTTCTTTCAAACATCTTCATACCGTTAGGTACGTCAGTCATTAAGAAGAAAGCATTGGTATCAGTGAGATAGTGATTGACCGCGTAACCGCCAGGAATCGCTCCCATGTTGCGGATCGCATTGATGTCATTATCTGCGGTTCCTGTCCTTTGTGCTGTTTCTAACAGACGATCTGCTGTAAACATTAACGCAGGGGGAACAATTAACCGTGTTGGTCTAGCCGCAATCAGTAAACCTCTTTCATCAGTGAAAGCCGCAATGTCAATAATTGCATTTTCCAAAGATGTTTCATTGAGATCAGCCGCTGTGCTAGGACGGTTATTATTTTTACCGCCAGAAACTAGAGGGTGACCATCACCGCCAGTTACGCCATCACCGCTTGCTGTGAACAAGTTTACACCATCGCCAGATTGAAAGGCGTTAGTGAATCCGTTGTTTAACAAGAAAGCTGCTTTGACCTGCTTGGTGTAAGCCATCGCTCTTGCTAGGGCTTTGGTATAACGTGCAGAAAGCGAGTCGTAAAGGTTGTCTTCCAAGCTTTCCTCAGTTATTGAAAATCCCATAGCAATCGTTTCGTGATTGTATCTCGCTGTGAAAGATTCTTGCGCTGAATCATAAGAGATTGCAGAGCCTTCATTCTTCACAGGTGCGGCAGCAAAGCCTGATAGCTTCACTTCCTCTTCAAAAGAACGGTCAGAGCTTTCTGTCTCATAAATGAGAGTATGCTCGTCTTCGTACTTTTCATACTCCAAACCAAACAGGGCGTTTAACCCAGGCAGGAGTTCTTTCAGCATTTGCGCTCTTGAAATAGCCATTAGTTAGACCTCCTTATACGCCAAGCTTGGTTTCGTATGCGTGACTTAAAGGTAGGTAAGTTACAAGACAATCAGTAAAAGCATCACCAACTGTGCTGTCTGGCCCATCTACAAACTCAAGGATACGAAGGGGGAGTGTGTTTGTTGTAGCAATAGAACCACCGTCAAGTGCGTTCCTACTACGTCCGATTGTAGTTGATCCTGCTGTGTTTACTGCTGAGACATTGTTTCCAAGTCCAGTCTGTGCAATGGCTTCATCGCCTTGCATTTTGAACACTAACTTAGGATCGTCAACAACATAAGCCATAATGTCCGATGCCGCTGTAGAGGCAGGGAACTGCTGGTTAAATGTTAGTTGATTTGTAGAAGGATCAGTGTAGGAGCATCCTACAAAGATACCAACTGTACCAGCAACAACAGCAGTTGTTACTGCGGCTTTTTCAACAGTGCCAGACGATACTAGCTTAACGAAATCACCGTAAAAAATAGCTGTGCCATAACCACTCGCAATCTTGATGTGTCGGACTTTACCAGTGTAAGAACCGCTTGCACTCAAGGTATTGATAGGTTCTGCACCGCTTGGGGTAGCAGAAGTAGCCATATTTATGACCTCCTATTAATTAAGAAACCACCCCTACCCAGGGATTAGTTTCTTCCAAAAGTTGTCCTCGTACTCCTTTCTGGTGTAAGCATGGGCATACGAGGGTCGTTTTCCCTAAGATAGTTATTATCGACAGACTTCATCTGATTGTTTGCCATTCTCTGATAATGATCCGATCTAGCTTTCATCTTTTCTGCTGGTGCTTTGCATAAAAGCAATCCACCAACTTCGATGTTATCTTTCCATCGGGAATTCATATCAGATTCGAGCATAAGTTCTGGGTGGTCTTCCTTTCGTACAGGCTCCCATCCTTCCCTTAACATCTTCGATGTATGAGTACCATCTGATTGACCTAAAATACTTGTCCTGACCCAACGAAATACCCAGCCATCTTGAGGCTTGGGGTCGGGCAAAATAGAAGCAGGGTTCCAAGAATCACTCGGTCTAGTGTCACTATCTCTTTGTTCAATATCTCTAGGGGTGCGCTCTTCAGTCATTGGTAATCTCCTGACTATAAATATTTAGCATATTGCTCATCTGTTAATCCCAGCTTCTTAGCGAGAGTACGCTGGGATGCCGAAAGCCTCACTGTGCGCGGTTTTGCTCCGTTGTTTCTAGTAGTAGGAGCCACCACCTGCGAGGGTGGAGAGGCAGGTGAGGTACGGACTTTTGGAAGAGTTCCATCCTGCCACTCGTAATCTGGAAACGCTCTTCTGACCGTTTCATCGATTTGTTTAAAATATTCTGGGGAGTTTGGTCTTACTCCCTGCTTGACCAAGGTTGCATGTTTTCCGTATGCCAGAGAGGTCATTTCTTCATAACCATCTCTCATAAACCAAGGATTGTTTTCAGCCCATTCTTTTGTTTCTGGATCTGGTGCTGGGGGTTGCTGTACAGCCTGTTGAACTGGTTGTTGAACTGGCTGCTGAACTTGTTGCTTGGGTTGCGGCAACTGCCAATCTGCTTGCGGCTGTTGTTGGGGCTGATTAGCCATACTTTGAGCATACCTATCTGCCTCTGTTAACTCCGCTGTCGCTTTAGTCAAAGCCTCTTGAGCGTTAACCACATTGTCTGTGTCACCCTCTTCGTAAGCTTTTCTGTATTGCTCTTTAGCTTGTTCTACAGCAAGAGCCGCTTTTTCTTTAACCTGGTTAATTAAAGCTTGTTCGCCTCTGCCAATTAAAGATTCATATTCTTTGTTTTTTTGTGCTATTTGTTGAGCTACCCGGAAAGCCTCATCCCTTTCTTGCTCAGCAGTTTGAGCTTTGCGTCTTTCTTCGTGGGACTCATATTTAAGCTTATTAATACGCTTCTGAACTCTCTTACTATAACCAGAAAGCTCATCATCAGTAAGTTCTCCCTCTTCCGACTCAGAAGTCTCTACAACCTCTGCATCTTCGACTGGTTCTTCTTGCTGACCGCCTATTTGGGTGCGTACACCAAAAAACTTATCCTCTTCTGTTTGTGTTATCTCTTGCTCACTCATGCCTTAACAATCCCCCTTGGGTCTTCGACTACAGCTTCAACACTGTCATCGTTGATTAATCTAAACTCCTTTCCGAAGAGTTTAAATCTAGTGCCGCTATAAGAGCGCATTAGAATCCAATCTCCTTCTTTGCAGAAAGGCCCAGATGGAAATCTTTTCTTATCGTTGTAACAGTCTGGCCCCAGTTTGGTGACAAACCCAACAATAGATCCGATCTCTTCCTCATAGAGAGTCTTGTTAGACTTAATTATGCCGCCATCATACTCCTTCTCAGGTTCTGGCAGTGCGATCAGTATTTTATATCCTGTAGGATCAGGTAACTGATGTGCCTGTCGAGTCTCTTCTGACTCAGTTTCTTTTGCTAATGCTTCCATTAGTTGTTTCCTTGCACTGGAAAAAAGCGTCCAGAGTCGCTTGCGCTGTTGAATACAGCGTGATTATTCCTCGTATTTTGCTTTTAAATCAAGTATTTCTCGTTCAGCAACAGCTAAACCCTCAATAATTCCGCAGCATTTTGCGTAGTCTTCAAAGGTTTTACAACCTCCACCACTTACATGATCTGCCATTTCATTCATTTGAGTTCTTATAACTTTTTTCAAATGATCAAATATATTGTTTTCGGAATAGCTACTCATCCATTATATCTTTCATTATTTCAACGCCCAGTTTTGCGCCTTCTATTTGTTCCTGAGAAGCAATTCGTTTCGATTCTAGTTGCTCTCTGTCGTTGTCTTCTGATATACGGACTGCTAACTTAGCTTTTTCTAGATCCATATCTTGATCAATTCTTTGTTGGTCAAGCTGAGACTTCATCATGGCCTTTTGCGCTTCAAGCTGCAATCTCGCTTGATCTATCATTGCCTTGCTTTGCGCTTCCATCTCTTTTATTTGTAGCTCTCTTTGTTGCATTTGCACCACAGGATCTTGCATCATCTCTTGATTTTCCTGCATTTGCTGTTCTTGCTGATGCTTTCCAAGCAACTGAGCGGCTGCTGGTGCCGCAAGCTCTGCTATTCTGAACTCAATGTCTTCAGGCAACTTTTCGCCAGGCAACGGAAGTTTCGTGCCAAGTTCTTTTTCTATCTGCTGTCGATACAAGAAAGCTACATGCTCTTGTATGTGGGCGTAGAAAGCTGCTTGTATCTTCCCGGCATCTGGAGCTTGAGCTATTAATTCTTGTATCTTTGGGTCTTGCATCGCAGACATATGAACTTGTATGTGCGCCTCGTGATCCTGATAGTAGTATGCCTTTACAGGCTTGCCGTTTATGATATCCATGTTTTCTGATATAGGATCTGTTGGTGCTATATCGTCTTCGGTAGGGACAATCTTGTCTGCATCCCTAATATTAAGCACCTCAAGCATCTGACGGTGCAATAATGGCAAGTCGTACATCTGTGGTGCCTGGGAAGACAACTGTAATGCCGCCTGATACTGCATAATTCTCTGTGCCATCGTCCCTGCATTGGGATCACTCACTGGAATTATGTCTACTCGGTCATCAAAGTCCTCAGAAACAGGAATTTCGCTGTTCATAAGGTACGGATACGCTTGTGGGCCGTAATCTCGCACCAAATTTGACAATAATTTCAGTTCATCTCGCATTGAAGCGTGTAATCTGGCCTGAACTGCACTCATAACCTTCATTGAACGCTCTAAAATCGCCAAAGTAGTGCCAACTGGGGCTTCTGCGTTCATATCTGCCGCTTTTACGTCAGCCGCAGACGCAAATCTTCGTCCTTCCTCTACAATATTGCCTAAAAGCTGGTACAAAACACCGCTTGGCTCTTTGTATGGCAGGAAACTTATGTTTTCTTTGATCGAACCGCCTGGAACGTCCACATCTCTGAACTCTCCCGGCATAATTGGGGTGTCATCACCCTTAATTCGTAGCCCTCTGGCCTTTAATCCACCCGGCAGGTTGCTCAAAGTGCCTGCATCTACCAGTTGTCGAAGCAAAGAAGTGGCTGATTTGGCTAATCCACCAATCATATGGATCAAACCGAAGCCATAAAAGCCTAAACCTGGGATATATTGGTAGTGAACAAAGTGTTCTCGCTTGTTTTTTAGCTGATCTGACTCGTACCAGTTGCGCCTGATAGATAAAATCTGCCTAGAACCCAAGTCGATGGTCACTACATAAGGCAAACTAATGCCTGTCAGCTTGCCATTTTGCGAATCTTCAAATCCTGGCAGGTCGAGATCCACCTGCATCTCAAGTAAAGTGTGCCTAGAGTCTGATTCGTAGCTTCCGTTGTCCCCAGTTAGCTCGTTATACTTCTCTTTTACTTGATCTGGATCAGACATTCCGTCTTGCAAATCAATATCAAGATAGAATCCTGACACCTGAAGTTTCCTGATATCGTTAGGACTCTTCTTCATCACATGCGTAGCACGTTCACAGGTTGCCAGGT